ATGACGAACGCAGATATTCAACAAGCAAAGCCGCGCGTAGTCGCACCGGGCGTCCTGGAATGCGGCCCGTACTTCGAGCAACATGCGCGCGGTGGCTACTTCATCGTCGGTCGCCGGCAAATCCACTGGTACGAAGAAACTGCGCTGCGCGGTGATCCGTTTTTGCTGACCCGCGACGAGGCGCTAAACGCCGCTCTGCACGAAACGGCGGGGCGCAAATGAATCCCAACGTCACGCCAATCGATCAACAGCCGGGCCGTACCGAGCTGATTGAAGACCTCGCATCGTTCGGTGTCGGCGCCGGGGTCATGATTCCTCCATTCGTCCTTTACGCACCGCCGCGCACGGCTTGCAGTGATCGCGCGGCGGCTCGTGCGTTGGACGAACTGCGCCCCCTCCTTGGCAAACTGGCGCGACGGCACCGCGTCATCCGGTAAAACATCTCATGAAAGACAAGCAGATCCGCAAGCCGATGCCCCTGTGGGCGATCTGGCTACTGTCCGTGCTTGCTGTTCTCGCGTGGAGCGCCATCAACGGCGAACCGCAATCAAGCGAGCCCGCGGCAGTTCGCGTGCTTATCCGCGCCTGATTGCAAGGGAGACAGGCGTAATGTGGATCTATGCGAATGCGGTGAATTCGGAGTTGCCGAAGCTTGCCGCCATGCAGAAGGCGCGCAAGCGTCTGCCGTATAAGTGGTACCGGCGGGCTTATCGAAATGCTGAGAGCGCGGGGCGTGATAGCGCGAGCAAGCGCGGTGCGGCGCATCTGTTCGACATGAACGCGGCCAATCGCAGCATGGCTGCGTTTGTAGATGAACACGCCCCGGATTCGATGCCGGTGCGCCCCGACGCATCCGATTACGAAATCTGCATGAAGGCGCGCACGCTCGCCAACGATTTTGTGCTTCGCGCGCTCGGGCTCGACGCCAATCAAGCGCTCGTCGTTGCGGCTCGTACCTGTGCCGCTTACGGCGTCGCGCTGCCGGCCTTCGACAATCCGGCGCAACAGGTGCTTCGCGTGAAGTGCGAACTATGGTGGCGGCGGCAATTACGGCGTCTGCACATCCGTTCGCTGGAGCATTCGAACATCCGTCTGCATTACGTCCACTACAAAGCCGAGCCTTACGCGAGCGATGAAGCGGTGCGCCGGCGCATCGCGCAGAACCGGCGCAACACGGCAACCCTCGAATCCGTCACGCTGGAAAACGAACTCGGCCACCGTTTCACGCTCGCCGAACTAGCTGCAAAGAGTGTTTCCAACAAAGCACTGAAACGCGGCGAGTTGATGACGCGTTTGCGCGGCTGTGAAGACCTTGCAATCGCGGCGCACTTCCAAGGGGTGATGTTCACGCTGACTTGCCCGAGCCGCTTTCACGCGATTCGCCAATTGGGTAACGGCACCCGGTTCATTCCGAACAAGAAATACAACGGCGCATCGGCTCGCGACGGGCAGGTGTATTTGCGCAAGGTGTGGGCGCGGATTCGTGCGCAGCTCAAGCGAGAAGGCGTGACCTACTTCGGCATGCGTGTGGCGGAGCCGCACCACGACGCTACGCCGCATTGGCATGGCCTGATTTTCTCGGACAACGTCGATCGCGTGTGCTCGGTGATGCGCGCTCATGGTCTGCGCGACTCGGGCGACGAGGCTGGCGCGCAGGCGCGGCGTGTGAAGTTTGAGCGCATCGACAGCGCGAAGGGCTCGGCGGTCGGCTACATCGCGAAGTACATCGCAAAGAATATTGACGGCCACGCGGTGGGCGACCACAAGACACAAGAGGGCTACACCGTCCAGGCGGATATGTGGGGCGAAGACGAAATCACACCGTCGCAGCGTGTCGAAGCGTGGGCGGCGCTGTGGGGCATCCGCCAGTTTCAGCAGTTCGGCGGTGCGCCTGTTGGCGTGTGGCGTGAGCTGCGGCGTGTGAAGGTCGAAGACCTCCCAGCCGCCGAAGAATCACCGGCGATCGTGGCCGCATGGCATGCGGCGCAGAAAACCGAAATGCACAAAGCGGACTGGGCGGAATACGCGCGGGCTATGGGTGGCATCGCGGGTGAAGAGCGTCTGATTTACGTTAAGCGCACCACGCAGCATCGTGAAGGCCGGTACGGTATCGCGCCGGTCAAAGTACCGCACGGCGTCGCGGCAACTGGCGTTGCGTACATCGTCGACGGTATGTGCGCGTACTCGAAGGAAACAGAAATTTTCGTTCCGGCAACTCGCTTTGAGTGGCGGAAGGTTCAGCGCAGCGGCGAAGCCGCGAGCACTCGGACTCGTGTCAATAACTGTACGCGCAGCGTTCGGCCAGGGGTGGCTGACCGGGCTGCCCAGTTGGATCGCAGCAATGAAATCAGCGTCAGTGGGGAAGGGGACTGCGCGGAATGGGGTCAATGGAACCTGTAGAGCGAGGAATTCCCATGACACAAATGAAGATCGATTGCCCTTGCTGCGGCGGCGAATTTGACGCACGCCATACAGAGGGTCTGTCCACAACGCTGCGGCGCATGTATTTCGTTTGCGAAGACTGCGGCTATCGCACGCCGGCGGGCTTCGAAATCCTTTTCTCACTGTCGGCGTCGTCCCGGCCGCGGGAAGGCGTGTTGCTGGAGGTTCGACCGTCGCCGATGCTGCGCGGCGCGGTGAACGCGCGCACGACAATGAATCGGGAGAACCGGCCGTGAGATTCACGATCGCTTGCCCGCATTGCGGCGCTCGCGGTATCGCGCGAGCGATGGAAAAGAAGTCGGAAACGGATTGGGAGATTGACTTCCAGTGCGACGACGTGACGTGCGGTCACACATACCGCACGAAGCTCGAAATGTTCCCGCCTGAACTGCCGATACCTAAGCGGCAGAGGCGAAGCAATACCGAATTGCAGTTTGATCTTTAACCAGCTCCGGGGGGAGCGATGAACTACGAAATGACCATGCCAACGAGAGCCCAACCAGCCTTACTAGCGCTCGCGGCGACGGTGGCTGCTGCCTGTTTGTCGCTACTCGCCGGCTGGCAGCGTGGCGGGTTGCTCGCAGAACGCTTGCTTCTGACCTGTATCGGCGTCGTGTTGGTTGTCGCCGCTCACCTACTCCCTGCCTTGTGCCGCCCGCATGGCTGGCGCATTCGGGCGCTCGGCGCTTTACTGTGGATGGGCTGCATGGCGGCAACCTGCTACGGCCACGCGGTGTTTTTCGTCATGGCCCAGCAACATGCCGGCGAGATTCGCGCGGCAGCCGTCCCGGTAATCGTACCCGCAGTCTCCGCGCCCGGTCGCGATCTGGTCGCGATCGCCAGTGACCGCGCCGGCGTCGTGGCACGGCTGGCCCGCGTGGCTGAACGCAAGTGCGGCGAGAAGTGCGCGGCGGTGCGCATCGAACACACGACTCTTACTGCGCGGCTCGCCGCACTCGACGTCGAGTCGGCCGAAGTCACGCGTTGGGATCTGGCGCTGGAGCGCGCGGACGCCGAACGCGCCGCGGCGAAAGCTGATCCGGTCGCCGAGTTACTGACCACTTTCGGCGTGGCCGCCAGCCGCGTCGATCTGGTCGCCGGCATGGCGTTCGCCGTGGTCCTTGAGGGTGTCGCATGTTTCTGCTGGTTTCTTGCGCTGCGGCCTGCCGAAGCGCCCGCCCAGGCAGTCACGCCCGCACGGGAAGCCAGTCACGGCCTTAGAGTCACGCCAGTCACGGCCGCCAGTCAGGCCGTTGCGCCGGGTGGCAATGATGCGATCAAACCGGAGCAAACCGCCACGGCACCAACCGCCGAGCAAGCGGCTGACGTGACTCGGGTGCTTACCGCGATCCGCGACGGAACGCTACGCGGCACTGTCGCTGAGATTCGGAGGTACGTCGGATGCTCGCAAGCGAAAGCCGCGGCCCTTCGCAAACAGATCGCGCAACAGGCACAAGCCAGTCAAGCGAAGACGGAGTCCATTGCAGGGAAACGGAATCTCTAAACTCCACCAAATCTTGTGAGACCGGCGATATCCTCGAGATTCGGTACACATTTGTACGACGATACTTCGCTGCGATGCGTGGTGCGGCTTGAAGATGCTGCGCCATCGCCGCATAGTATCCTGTCTGCAATTTACAATGCGAGGAAGCCCACTTGTCCATCGATATCGACGCATTTGCGCATGCAATTGAAAGCGACCTCACAAGCAATCCGCCCACATATAATGAATCTCCTTATTACAGCAAGGTGCAATTGACTGCAAAGCCCGACTCGTCGGCGCAGATATTTTTAGAGAATGACGAGTTCACGAAACCGTATTTGAGTAAAAATATTTACCACGGTTCGGGACAGACAAAAATTCAAGCTTGGGCACTCGCGTCCTGCGCATTAACGTACGCGAAAGAAAAAACCCCAAAAGAAGCAGCAGAAGCGATTGATGCCATATTCAAGGCCATTGATGCACCAGTAAACGATATTGCTTTAATATCGGGAGTATTCGTATCAAGAGTCCATGAAATTACAGATAATATATGGCTCGCTCCGATATCAGAATCCCCTTCATTTCAAATTAAAGCTGCCGTGGCGGAATACAATGATTTTTTGAAGGATTACATGCTAGGCAGAGGCGCGTCGCCATTTTTTGATATGGGGTTTGATGCACCTAAAGCCGTGCTCTGGCGAAAGCGATCTATGCCATTTGGGTTCAACGTGACCAATGGGGGCGCGGCTGATGCTGGAGCCGAGCAGTTATTCGCACTGTCGCATCTGCTAACACTCGTAGGGCCTTGCTCACCAAGCATCCGGCAATATGTTACCGAGCTTGATGAAAGCATGCCGTTCAAGCGTTACTTATCCCAAACGACGTACAGTCGAGCGGAAGAAACAAAGACGAATTCCATAACGGAGATTCATGACGAGGATATTGAGGAATATAGGACCATAGTTAACGACTATTTCCGTTTGAGTAGCAAGGTGAAAATGTTTATATCCACTCCGCTCGTCAGACTTAATTTGGCAATTAAACATATAAGTGAAGTGGAGAAGGCGATTGATTTAGGGATCGCCATGGAATCACTTTTTTTATCGGATAGTGATAAAAATTCACCAATCGCACTGCCCTTGAGATTGCGCGGCGCGTGGCTGCTTGGGGAAACGCAGGCAGATCGTGATATTTTATTTAAAAAATTTCAAAAACTGTACGACCTCAGATCTTCTGCTGTTCACAGTGGCTCTCTCGGGAAAAACAATCCTAAAAGTCCAAATTCTGATTTGCTCGCGGGTGGCGTCGAACTGTGCGTTTCGGCGATACGGAAAATCATAAAAAACGGTGAGGTGCCGGAATGGACAAATCTACTACTTGGCGGACGCTATTAGCCCGAGAGAAACCGACCGGAGAGCTATACCCTTGCTGCCCTAAAAGGCGACCGCTGTTGGCCTGTCGTCGTATCGCTGGAGCGGCGACATTCGCGTAGCACAGCGAGACGCATTAGAAGCCAGCCGAGCCGTTGCGAGGAATACCCGACGCGCGCATCACATCGCATCATGCAGTCGGGTCTGAAATCGCCCCGAACCCCGCGCATATTGGCACCGCACCGGCCGGCGGCCTACTGCATCAAAACGGGCCACCCAAGAGGAGGGCAGGCGGGGAGGGGGACTGCGTTATCACGCCTCTCAAGCGGGGCCGCTCACCGGCCGGCGGGTGCGCGCGCAGAAGGGTCGCAGCAAAGCGGCAACCTTCTTAACTAAATAGTTGACAAGGTTGCCGAAAAGCTTATACTGCAGTACGTAAGCTAAAAAGCTTACTCCTCAGCCGAGCAGAAGACTCCGCGAGACTCGCACACAACCTCTTCCCGGGAGCACATGACATGAAACTAACCCCCTTCGGACTTTACGTAAGAAAGCTCCGACTCGATCTGGGGCTTACGTTGAAGACTATGGCGGACGCTTTAGCCGTCAGCTCTGCATATTTGAGTTCGATCGAACTCGGCGACAAACAGCTCACCGCGAAGATCGCGGAAGACGCCGTCGAATTCTTTCAAGGCAGGATCGGCAGTAACCAGATCGAAGAGCTGCGAGAAGCAGTTGCGCGATCGGTTGATATTGTTCCGGTGTCCTCGTTAGATAGCGACGAGAAAGTGTTGGTCGCAGCGTTCGCGCGACGGCTGACCGAGGGTGCCGGTGTTCCTAACGAAGTGATGAACTGGCTGAAGAGAGAGGGCAAGCATGGTCGTTCTAAATGAATCGCCGTTCGGGCCGAAGCGACCGAGCGGCTATAAAGTAGCGCCTATGAATCGTCGGCAGTTGAGAGCAGTTGCTGACGAGTTACGCCCTGTTTTGATCGACGCTGGATGTTATCGAAAAGGTCCGAACTATCTGGACGCGAGTCATTTGCTTGAGAACGTCTTGCACCGCGCCGAGTACACGTTTCATCCAGAGGACTCGCCTGAACTGGTCGAAACAGCAGCTTTCGCGATTCCCGAGCGGCGACTCATCGTGATTCGGCAAGACGTGTACGAGAAGCTCGAGCAAGGAAATGCATTTTCTCGCTACACGGTGGTGCATGAGTTCAGCCATATCGTGCTCGATCACGCTGTGACTTTGCACCGCGGTGCAGTACTGGGTCAGCACGAATGGTGGGAGGACAGCGAGTGGCAAGCGAACAATCTCACCGCGGAATTGCTCATGCCTGTGGACGTCGTGCGGGCTTTGCAGGGTAACTTGGAACAGATGCAGGCGCAGTGCGGGGTTAGCGCACAGGCTGCAGAGAATAGGCTGAAAAATCTGAGGAATGAACGTCTGATATGAACAGAGGACTAGAGTTGGCGCTCTAGCCCTCCATTGAGCGGTGTCGGTAAGCGTTGTTCCGCCCACCGGGCTCGTAACGTCGATTTGCAGCCGGATTGTAGGTCCCGGGACATTCGAGCGCAAGAAAAAAATACAACGAGCCTCTTACATGGAGGTCGCTATGTTCGGAATGAACGTACGTCCTAGGCTTGTCCGTGTGAGCCAATATGTTCGCTTTCGGTTTGGCCGATTCGAGCATGTTTGCACACACTGGCGATCGTCGCCTAGTCGATAAGTAAGATGCGCGGCCATTGTGCCGCGCCTCGCCTTACACCTTCGTTCGCGCCAACGGTGCGAATGGGGACGCACGCACACAATCTAGGCTCTTAGGAGTTTCAAAATGGCAACTTGGTATCTGGTTCGTGTAGAGCTTTTAAACAACGCTACGTGGAGTGACTATACCGATCTCCACGCACGCATGAAGGCTGCTCGCTACGGAACATCTGTAGCAGCCACAGACGGGCGTCGATATTCGCTGCCCCCGGCCGAATACTTTGGCGAATTTGGTTCAGATCTGAATTCGGTAAGGGCACTCGCGCAGAAAGCAGTAAGCGGCGGCTTACGTGCGGGGTTGGCGTTTCGGCTATTCGTTGCCCGCGTCGATGCGTGGGCGGGACATAATCTGGCCGCTGCGTAAGCTTTGTGCACGGGCTCCCCCGTTATTGTTTGCGGGGGAGCATACTTCTTTGTGGTATGCGAAAAATAGTGACTAAATACTATGGAAAAACCGATATCAGCTATCGCTACATGGTTTGAGAAACTGCCTGCGGACGAGAGGGACAATGCCGCGTTTTTGATTTATTCCGGTATCGCCGCCATGATCGGCGATAAAGACTACGACTGGGCGAACGAACCTGGCGATGCTTTCCTCGCGTGGTTGCGTGCGCCTGCTGGCGACCCGGCCGCGGAACTTGCGAAACTTCTGCTAACCAGAGAGCACGTCCGCTTCACATTAATTGACGATTTCGGAACGGCTGAAAAGTGGGTTGAAGCCGAAGCGCGGAACCGCGCCGTACTTGAGAAAGCCCAGACGGACCCTTCGTTGAGCCATTTGATTCCCACGGCGGAGAAGATACTCGCACGAATGCCCGGTCACCGTGATGCGGCCATCAAGCTCGCCGACGAGTGGCGAACGACAATCGCACCGCTCATCACAGACGAGCGGATTCGGAAATGGTACGACGCCGCGCTATTCGAGGGCATTACCTTCGCTACAGATTGATACTTGGACGCTGTCGCACGATTGCTATTTTTACCCGTCAGCGGCCCGAATACGGCTAACTTCGGCCACTGACGATTCCAATTTGGAGCAGTGAGTTCCACCTCATCAGACTCCGGTGCGCTTTATGCTGTAGGAATTAAACCGTACAACATCTTCACCGATCCACTCGTTAAGTTGTGTAAAACGACGCTGGAGCGGTTCGATTTCGTTAGCGCCAAATACCTCCGCCGCAGTGTCCGCGGCACCGAATCCGCCGGTGTTGCTCGGCACCACACCGATAAGCTGCGGCGGTACGCGATGGGCTGCAAGCAGGTCGTCGCGAGTCACGTTCTTGATGTTGAAAAACTCGTCTTTCGCCGTGACCTCGGACACCGGAATGAGCTGGATCCCTTCCTTTTTGCCGGCCGGCGCGTACATGAACAGGTTGCGGAAATTGCCCGGCCCCTTGCTGTTTTTCAACGCCTCGCGCAATGCGTCGACGTCTTCCTGCTTTTGAGCTGCATCCGTCATGTACAGGATGAACCCGGCGTGCGATCCATTCTCGTAGTAGCGGCGGCGAAACAGCGTCGCCGACTCGTTGAGCCAGGCCGCGTGCAGCGCGCCGAGATATTCGGGGAGGCCATACACCTCCTGATTGATATCCGGCTCCATCAGATGGTGAATGCTGCCGGCCGCGAATTCGTGCTTTTCCTGAATACCGTTGATCTGAAAAAACCGCTGCAGGTCGGTTGCCCGCCGCATGTATTTCGACGGCGCGCGTTTGAGCGCGAGCGTTCCGCCGATGCGATTCTGTTGTTTCTCAAGATAGCCATTTCCGAACACCATGAAGTCAAGCGCCCACTTGTCGAATTCTTCGCGCGTGAGCAACCTGTGGGGAATGAACGTGGACGACAGCACATTGCGCTTGAAGTAAATCGCGGAGCTGTGATGCACGCCGGCACGGAACGACTTCGCCAGACCTGCGAGTGACACCGGCGGCTCGAACCAGTCGCCGGCCGACCAGCTCTCGACGTAGTCCAGAATCTCGGCCCGGTCCATGACCGGCATCGCGTCGCCGAACGTGAAAGCTTCGGCGCGTGCCGGCGGTTCTGCTGCAAGCGTGGTCGCCGCGGCGTGTGTGTGGTTAGGTTTGCGTTTGCTCAATTTGAAAACTCCATAAAACCAGTGTTGTTCGCGGTCACGCCTTCCAGCGGCTCATTGCCGAGTGCGTGCAGACACGCCCATGCAAGATCGGCGTGGCCGGTTTCCTCGCTGCGACTCGCCTCGTAGGTGACTTTTCTGCCGCTCGCGGTCATCGTTTTGCGGATCGCCATGAACGACTGCGCGAGATCGGTCCATCCGGCGTCGAACTCGAGTCGGCCCTTACCGATCACGGACAGGCCTTTCAGAACGAGCTGCCCCTTGACCTCAGGCGAGTAGTTGAGCGCCACCGCGTGCGGATAGAACTGGCGAACGAGTTGATAGACGCCCTGGCCGATGCCGGTCGTGTCGATCGCCATATATTCGACGTTGTATTCCTGCGTGACGCGCTTGATGGCGTCGGCCTGGGCTTCGAAGTCCATGCCGCGCCATTGCTCCTTGTGCAGCACGCGAAACTTGCCACCCGGCACCGCCGGGGGCGCCACCACGATCAGGCCGGCCGAGTCGCCGGATAGCGCCGGGTCGTAACCGACCCACACCGGCCGCCACGCGAAAGGACGGGGCGCGAGTGGCTTGAAGTCTTCCCACAGCTCCCACGAATCCACCATGCAACGCTGCAGGTCCGCGAGGGGGAAAATCGATGCTGTGTCGTCAATGAAATGACACATCAGCAGATTCAGATATTCCTCGGGGCTGTATTCGAGCCGCAGCTCGTCGAGATCGAAAAGGCTGCAGCCACCGGCCACCGCGTCTTCAACCGTCACGATCTGGCGCCACTGCCGGTCCTCGCAGAGCCGGCCGCGGGCAAGCGCCTTGTGCGTGACGTCGAGATGCAGGTGATCGACCTTCGCGCGGCCGCGGTTGAAGTGGTCGCCGGTCCAGAACGAATAGGCCTCATGCTGCATGCTCGACGGTGTGGAGAAATACGTTTTTCTCCACCTGCTATGCATCGCCATGCCGGATGCGACCTTGTTCAGCTTGCGAAAGCCACCGACCCAGAAATACTCATCGAAATAGAAGTTGCCGTGATAGCTCTGCGCGGTGCGCGCGTTCGTGCCGAGGAAATACAGCATGGCCTCGTTCGGCAACAGGATCGGCTCGCCAGACAGATCCACGTCTGCGGCTTCGCGCGCGAACTGGCACATGTACTGTCGGAACACGTGCGCCTGTGCCTTGCTCGCCGATAGAAAAATCTGGTTGCGGCCTGTCTCGATGGCATCGACCAGGGCCTCGCGGGCGAAATACCACGTCGCGCCGATCTGCCGCGATTTCAGGAGGTTGCGCGTGCGTTGATCCCGCTGGCGATACCAGACCTTCTGGTAGTCGAACAGCGAGTCGCGGAACGCCTCGACGATCCTGTCGCGTTGCTCGTCGCTGAATTCGTTGCGGGCAGCCTTCTGTTTGCGCGGCGCCGTGTTGCGAGCCGCGATGTTCGGATTGAGGTCGCTCTCCCGGCCTGTCTCGCCGTACTTGTGGACACGCGCCATGCGTTCGACCTGACGCATCAGCAGATCGACTTCCTTAAAGTCGCGACCATCCTTTTCCGGCTTCGCGATCAACACCGCAAGTCGTGTTTCCAGCGACGACTCGATGCGCTCGATTGGCGATGCCTTGTCCCATTCGTCGCGCTGTTTCCATGCCTCGACGGTCGCACGCTTCAGTTCGAGCTGGCGTGCGATCGACGTGACCCGCCATCCCTGCCAGTACAACGCGCGAGCGATGCGGCGGGGGTCGGCATTCGATTCAAGTACAGGGGCGATGTCGGCGGTTTCTAGCATGGCGCCAAGTTTCTCGCGACGCGCGCGCGCAAGCATCCCCGTGCGTCTGTACCCATATCGGGGACATGCGCCAACGGTTGAGCCGCAGCGCGTGCAAACGCAAGATACGAACTCACGCAAACCAACCCTTCACACCCTGCAGGAGACCTGACAATGCAATGCCGCAAACTGTCTCTCATGTCGTTCGCCGTTGCGGCGATCGCATTCGCTTTCACGATGGACGCACACGCGGCGACGCTCGCCGTGAGTAGCGCCCTCAACCACGCCGATCTGATCGGCGGCCACCTCGGCGCCGGTGCGCTCGCGATCGGCTCCGTCACAGCGGCCGGCGCCGGTCAATCGGTCAAGCACGCGGCGACCCGGTTTTTCCGCATCGCGGTTGAAGGCGCGACGAGTGACGGCCGGACGATCGACCGCGCGTCGCTCACGCAGATGGCGAAGAACTACAACCCGGAGATGTACGGCGCGCGGCTGAACCTCGAACACTATCGCGGCATCATTCCCGACAGCCCCTTTAAGGCATATGGCGACGTGATCGCGCTGGAAACCCGCAATGAAACTGGCCCGCTCGCCGGCAAGCTCGGCCTGTATGCGCAGATCGCCCCGACGCCCGACCTCGTCGCGCTGACGAAGGCGAAACAGAAGATTTACACGTCGTGCGAAATCGATCCGTCGTTTGCTGACACGAATCAGGCGTATCTGGTCGGCCTCGCGGTAACGGATAGCCCCGCCAGCCTCGGTACGCAAATCCTCTCTTTCGCCGCGCAGAACCCGACCGCCTCGCCGTTCGCCGGCCGCAAGCTCAAACCGACGAACCTGTTCACCGCAGCCGAAGACCCGGTGACGATTGAATTCGACGAAGTCGCAGCGCCGGCGTTCGGCGCGCTGCTCTCCCGCGTTGCCGAACTGCTCGGCAAGTCGAAGAAAAAGGAGGCGACCGACGACACGCGATTCGCCGACGTAGGGCAGGCCGTCGAAGCGCTCGCCACACACGGCAAACAACAGGCCGACGCGGTCGATGCGCTGACGAAAGCCGTCAAGGATCTGTCCGACCAGCGTGAAGCCGATCGAAAGGCATTCGACGAACTGCACACGCAGCTTTCGAAGACCAGCAACACGCCGACACGGCCGCCGGCGACCGGCGCCCCTGCTGCTGTTGTCACTGACTGCTAACCCGCGTTCGCCCCTCTCACCGTTACCCGGAGAATTTACAAATGCGCAATGAAACCCGGATTGCCTTTAACGCCTACGTTGAAGCAATCGCCAAACTGAGCGGCGTTGAAAGCGCCGCCGTGAAATTCGCCGTTGCGCCGAGCGTGCAGCAGAAGCTGGAAACCCGCATTCAGGAGTCGAGCGACTTTCTGAAACGCGTCAACATGCTCGGCGTGACCGAACAGCAGGGCGCCAAGCTCGGCCTCGGCATCGGCGCGCCGATCGCGGGCACGACCGACACGACAAAGCAGGATCGCGAAACGACCGATGTAAGCGACCTCGACGAAAACGGCTACGTCTGCACACAGACTAACTTCGATTCACACATCACCTATTCGAAGCTCGACGCTTGGGCAAAGTTTCCCAACTTTCAGGCGCTTCTGCGTGACGCGATTATCAAACGCCAGGCTCTCGACCGTATCGCGATCGGCTTCAATGGCACCTCGCGCGCAGCGACGTCCGACCGCACGAAAAATCCGCTGCTGCAGGACGTGAACAAGGGCTGGTTGCAGAAGTATCGCGATCAGGCCGCGGCTCGCGTGCTGCACGAAGGTAGCAAGACGGCCGGCAAGGTTCAGGTCGGCAAGGGCGGCGATTACGAAAACCTCGACGCACTGGTTTTCGACATTCTCGCGAGCATGGTTGATCCGTGGCACCAGGACGACACGGAGCTGTTCGTTTTCTGCGGCCGTGGCCTGATGCACGACAAGTATTTCCCGATCGTCAACACGACGCAGGCGCCGACCGAAACCCTCGCGGCTGACGTAATCATGAGCCAGAAACGCATTGGCGGGCTACCGGCATGGCGGCACCAGCGTTCAATCCCTACACCTGACGGCAACGGGAATCGAACGCTGGTCCACCGCCATCACTTTCTGAGTTACGGCCATGAATAGCTTTATCGCGACCGCCGAACCAACCACGCCGCAGACACCCGGCTCGCCGGCCACTGCCGCGATCGTCACGAACGATGGCTGGTTCCCCGACATCGACATGAACGCCTTGCGCGCGTCGATGAAGCTCGACGGCACCGTGACCTATAAGCGCTTGCGTGACGCCACGCTCGACGCGATCGCTAGCGTGAATGCGGAGCTGGGCACATGCAGACCGGCGAAGGCCGCCGAAGGCGATCCCGATCCGACGCAGTTTTTCGGCACGCAAAACCGCTACCTGTATGCGGGCGCCGAAATCGTCGCCGATGTAGTGAAAACCATTCCGGCCTGACGCCGGCAACGCCACCGGGACAACTCCCACACCACCTATCAACAGGAGTAGGACAACATGGCGCAGGACTATCACCACGGCGTACGCGTCGAAGAAATCAACCAGGGCACGCGCCCGATTCGCACGATCTCGACGGCGATCGTCGGCGTCGTCTGCACGGCCGAAGACGCCGACGCTACCGCCTTCCCGCTCGATACGCCCGTGCTGCTGACGAACGTTATTTCCGCGCTCGGCAAGGCCGGCAAGAAGGGCACGCTTTACAAGACGCTGAACGCGATCGGCAAACAGACGAAGCCGGTCACGGTCGTGGTGCGCGTCGCTGAAGGAAAGGACGACGCCGAGACGACCTCGAACGTCATCGGCAAGGTGACGGCCGACGGCAAGTACACCGGCCTCAAGGCGCTGCGTTCGGCACAGGCCTCGCTCGGCGTGAAGCCGCGCATTATCGCGGCACCCCTGCTCGACACGCAGGCCGTGGGCACGGAGCTGGCCGCCACGGCGAAGGCGCTGAAAGGGTTCGCCTATATCTACGCCGCCGGCGCGAAGACGAAGGAAGACGCCACCGCCTACCGCAAGCAGTTTGCCGCGCGCGAAGTCATGGTGATCTGGCCGAATTTTCTGGCGTGGGACGACAACACCAACCAGACGGTCGAAGTACCGGCCACGGCCTACGCCGTTGGTTTGCGCGCGCTTATCGACCAGGCAACCGGCTGGCACAAGACGCTTTCCAACGTCGCGGTCAATGGTGTGACGGGTATCAGCATCCCGGTTTCGTGGGATCTGCAAGACCCGGCCACCGATGCCGGCTATCTCAACGAACAGGAAGTGACGACGCTCATCAACCGTAACGGCTATCGGTTCTGGGGCTCGCGCACCTGCTCGGACGATCCGCTGTTCGCGTTCGAGAACTACACGCGCACCGCGCAGGTGCTGGCCGACACGATGGCCGAAGCACAGATGCCGGTCGTCGACGGTCCGCTTAATCCGTCGCTCGCGCGCGACATTATCGAAAGCATCAACGGCAAGTTCCGCGAGTGGAAATCGCAGGGCTATCTGATCGACGGTTCGTCATGGTTCGACCCGGAGCCGAACACGACCGACGTTCTCAAATCGGGCAAGTCGTACGGCGCAGCAATCGCACAGGCGGCCGCCGTGCCGATCGTTCGGGCGACCGTACCCATTGACACCCGGCCGCCCCTGACAGCGGCACCAGCGGGCGCCAGCGCGGCCGGCAATGTGGCGTCGGCCGCATTCGGCCCGATCACCATCAACATTTACCCGCCGGCGGGCATGGACACGGCCGAAGTCGGTCGAATGGTTCGCGCCGAGCTGGAGCGCGCGCAGCGCTCGCAACAGGCGCGCCGTGGGTCGAGCCTGTCGGACCAGTAAGCGGAGAAAACAGACATGATGATGTCCCTCGACCAGTTCGTGTTTAGCCTGACCTCGGCACCGTTCAGGGAGCTGCAGCGCCAACGCAACTGGAAACACCGCACCAGCTCGCGCGTCGGCGCCCGCGACTCAAGCCAGTTTGTCGGCGTGGGCGATGACACGATCACGCTCGCCGGCACCGTGGCGCCCGAGTCGGTCGGCTCGATCGCGTCAATCAAGGAACTGGCGACGATGGGCGACGCCGGCGATGCGTATGTGCTGGTGGACGGCGCCGGCAATGTGTACGGCGCTTTCACCATTGACTCGCTGAACGAGACGCAGACCTATCACACGAACGAAGGCATTCCGCGAAAGATCGAATTCTCCCTGACGCTGAAACGTGTGGACGATGAAGCGCTATCGATGGTGAAACAGAAGGCGAAGGCCGACGAGGTAGACGAATAATGTTCGCAGCCAGGAACAACGCCACCGGCCGCACGGCCGCCCCGGTCGATCACGTCGAACCACAAGCCGATTACCGTGTGACGCTCGACGGTCGCGACCTGTCGCGCCTCATTGCACCGCGCCTCATTTCCCTTTCGATTTCAGAGTCGCGCGGCGACGAAGCCGACATGCTCGACCTCGTACTCGACGACTCGAAAAACGACCTTGCTATCCCGAAGCGCGGCGCTGAAATCAAGGTTTCGATCGGATGGGTCGGCGGCCCGCTGATCGACAAGGGGACATTCACCGTCAACGAAGCCGAACACAGCGGCGCGCCGGATACGATCACCGTGCGCGCCCGCTCGGCGTCGATGACCAACGAAATGCACGAACGCCGGGAAAAGAGCTGGCATGGGCAGACGATCGGCGCGATCGTGCGCGCGATCGCAACCCGTCACTCGCTCAAGCCGGCGATCGGCGACGCGATCGCGAAGATCCTGATCGACCATATCGACCAGACGCACGAAAGCGATATGTCATTTCTGACGCGCCTTGCGAAGCGCTACGACGCCGTGATGAACGTGAAGGATTTGCGCTTGCTGTTCATGCCGATCGGCACCGGCAAGACTGTGAGCGGCAAGGCGCTAGGCGTGATCGAATTGACGCGTTCGAGCGGCGACCGGCACCGCTACCACGTCGCGCAGCGTGAAAACTATGCGGGCGTGCGCGCGCATTACCACTCCAACGCAAAGGGCAAACGCAAGTCGGTTGTGATCGGCGGTGAGAACAACAAGAACATGAAGGTGCTGCCGGAAGACTACGCGACCGAAGCCGAAGCGCGCGCGGCGGCGCAGGCCGAGTATGACCGCACACAACGCAGCCAGGCGACATTCGACTACACGCTCGCCCGCGCGCGGCCCGATGCATTCCCCGAAATGCCCGTGACCGTTTCCGGCTTCAAACCGGAGATCGACGCAACGCCGTGGCTGGTGAAGAAAGCGACGCACACGATCAACGATAGTGGGTTCGAAACGGTGCTGGAAATGGAAATGCGCGACGACCCAACCACGGAACGGCACCGCTCGCACTTCCGGAAAGGCGGCTAGGTGTTCTTTTGATAGAGTGTTGACGGTCAGTTTTGACCGGACATGCATACCGCATGAATGCCGCAAATTGCGCGGCCGGTGCGGCCATTCAAATGGGAGCGAATGCGATGCCGATAGCATGCACGGGAGTGGGTTTCTACAAGGCCTTTAAAGACAACATGGACGCCCTCGGGCTTGACGTTCCTTCGAGCATTTCCACGGCGCCCGCCAATGTGCTCGCCCGTGTCGGCGCAATGGTGGCCGCTGCGGAGAAGCTGGGCAAGACTGCATCGATTGGTGAAATCATCGGAGCGACGACAACGAGTGAAAAACTACTCGCTTTCGGGGCGATCTATGCATCCTTCTGGCTCGGCGCCGCTGTCGGCAGTCTGATGGTCGCCACCGACGCATATCTCGATTGTGGCTCGACGCCGAACGCGACCGCGAAGGGCGTTCAGAAATTCACATTCGACACTGGCATTCGTGTTTCTGCCCAAACGCTTTTTGTCATGCAAACAAACCCCGAAATTTTCACGGTCGGCGCGCCTGGCCGAATCGCGTTCGTGAAAAAAGCAATCATCCCGGCCGGTCGGCTGCAAGCGGTGGGCGTGCAATGAAAGTTGGCTCGAAAGAATGGTGGGTTGACCGGGCCGCACTGATCGCGGTCGCAGTGGGATGCGCGGCTCTCGCGTGGCTGTTTTCTGTGGCGGCGGGAACCTATGCAACCGAGATATTGCTCGTCATCGTTTTCGTCGCGCTGATTCTCGATAACAGGCGGATGCGCAAACTCCTAAAGGAGCGCAATCCGCCTGCCTGA